AGTATTCGACGGTAAGAACTACAAGAACTTCGACAAGGAAGCAGCACTTGGTATTGTCAATAAGCTGTATGACACGGCAGAAAAGCCTCGTCCAAAGCATCTGATCGTGGTAGAGAATCCTCTCGAAGCGAAGATCATGTACCACTACCTCGTAGAGAATGAGAACATGATAGAGTGGGCAGCACAGGGCATCGAAAACATCCCGGAAAAAGACCTGGCCAAGTTCATCAAGGACAACAAAGGCACGATGAAGTTCGTAGAGTCTTCTCTGTTCAGCATCGGCATCTACGCCCGTTACTACTACACGTGGTACAAATTCATACAGGACGAGTTCAAGATCGAGACCACAGGAGCTGCCAAAGAACTGAACGAGCTCGAGGCTCTCAACTGGAAGGCCAACATATACTCGGCCATATTCTGCGAGGAAGTCTGCATCGTCAGCAAGCATCCTACCAAGATCGTACGCAACTCGGCCAATCTTCTCCACAACCCAGCTTACCAGGCAGTGACTTGGAACAGCACCTATCCTTGCACAGCTTGGGACGACTGCTACTACATCAACGGTCGACACATTCCCACAGAGATATTCAACAAGGCAAAATCCCTTACTCGTGAAGAGTTCGTCAAAGAACGCAACTCAGACTACAAGGGTGCATGGTACGAGATCCTTGGTCAGAAAGGAGTCATGGACTTGTTGGGCGCCAAGGAGTTTGATAAGCAGACCATAATGCACGCCAACGGAGATCTCGAAGAGGTGACGTTGCTCAAGACAGAAGAGAAGTTCGAAGAGATAGACAACCAACCATTTGCGTGGGTCAAGATGGTATGTCCTTCCACAGGCACACAGTACCTTCAGGGAGTAGAGCCACACCACACAGATGCCATAGCTGCGATAGCTTCGCTTAGCAGGTTGTCAGCTGATGAGTATAGGTTTGACATGAGATCTTAAGAAACCACAACAATACTAAACCAGCTTCCGTACTCGCCCGTCTCACGGAATAATTAAGGCAATGTAGACATTTGCGTATCATTGATCTAACTGGAAGTGTTGTTTAAATTAAAGTTATGAAGCAGATAAATTCACAGCTCAGGTTACAGCTCAGGTTACGGCTCTATTCACAGCTCTGGTCACAGCTCAATTCACAGCTCTGGTCACAGCTCGGTTCACAGCTCGGTTCACAGCTCTGGTCACAGCTCGGTTCACAGCTCGGTTCACAGCTCTGGTCACAGCTCGATTCACAGCTCGATTCACAGCTCCAAAATACATAAATGAAAGTTATGGACACAATAAAACACATCATTTTCGGAACTCCAGCAACTGGAGAAAACATCATCGATAGACAACCTGGATTCAGAACGTACTATCCAGATTCTCAAGTCGAATTCAATACCTGGTCGTATCTCTTGAAAGTGGGATCCAGGGTCAAGAAGAATGATCAAGTGAATCCATGGTATAAAAACCGTAAGTAATATGAATGAGATAAATTCACAGCTCGATTCACAGCTCAATTCACAGCTCTATTCACAGCTCTATTCACAGCTCGGTTCACAGCTCAGGTCACAGCTCAGGTCACAGCTCAATTCACAGCTCTGGTCACAGCTCGGTTCACAGCTCGGTTCACAGCTCAATTTACAGCTCTGGTCACAGCTCGATTCACAGCTCCAAAACATAAAAGCATGAAGAAGATCAATAAGTTAAACGTCATCAGGATAATATCATTCGTCCTATTTACTTTCTATCTGACTTTCAACGGAGTAGATATAAAGATAGGCAGCTTGAAAATTTACGCAAAAGGACTGATAGAAAGATACAAATCTGGCAAATAGTCTGATATTTATTGTTAGTAAATTTCATCAGATGTTCAGATCCATGTTAGAGGTCCCAGCAAACCCGGTCAACGCAGAGGGGATACAGAATTACGTCCTTCAGTACGGGATCCTGGGAGTGATAACGGTCGTTTTGGCCTACGTAGCGTTCCAACAGTATCAAAAGCTGGTAGAAAGGAACGAGATGCTGGAAGAGAAGATCGACCGAGTACAGCAGGAGATGAACGATCTGCTTGTAGAAGAGAGAGACAGGATGTCAAAACTGATACAGGACAACACCCAAGCTCTCAACGATCTGCAAAAGACCATACTAAACTTCATGATCACCGAAAGAAAATAGGTCCATGCTTAACTACTACGTTTACATACTGTTCTTCTCTACGATCGTAATCCTGTCTTTAAAGAAGAAGAACAACAAGATGGCAAGATACTACAAAGAAGAAGAACAAGAAAAATAGACTTCTCCCTATCGCAGATAAAGTTTATATTTACCACACACAAACAGTTATAGACCAATGGAAGAACCAATATATTATTGCAAAGTATGCGACACTGCCATACACCCTAAGAGAGTAGAATTGGGATACAGGACCACGTGTGTCAACCACTCTGAAGCCAAAAAGTTCGTAGGGCTCATAGTCACAGAGGGAAAAGAGAGCGAAGAGGTGTCATCGATACAAGTCATTCGAGACCCTAGTCTTGCCCAAGAGATAGAGAGACTCAAGTCTTCGAACCAGTCAGATATTTATTAGAAACACAACGAGATGTCATACGTTAAAGAAGCCATGAAAGGACTGAGTCCAGACGATCAAGACCAACTCAAACAGTACGGAACTTCGATAAAGGAGATCAAGAAGAAGATGTTAGAGTTGATACACAAAGGCAACGCTAACCTCACAGAACAGGGAGGCAACATGTCTTCTGGACTCGTGCTGCATGATGAAGAGTAAAACCAGACAAGATGGACCAGATAGTAGTCACATTAGAAAGCCTCATTGAAGAGGTAGAGAGTGCATTGGAATACGGTAAGTCATTAGGATATGCCGAATGTCTAAGTCATACAATGCAAGGTAAACCAGCATCTGACGATCCAGAAAAAGCTATCAAACATTACATAAAACAGTTGATAGAAGACTACACAGAAGATTAATCACACCCAAAACAATAAAGTATATGAAGACGGTAAAGATCACAAAAGACGGCCAGTACAAAAGGCTGAACGACCAAGAGGCACACTCTGTCGTATCTTCAAACAAGGCCAAGTACGTTCCAAAATCAGAATGGAAGAATAATGTTCGAGACTACAAAGTAGACAGGATCTTGGAAAAGGAGGCCAAATCCAAGCCATGACATCGCTGATCATCACACTGTTCTTCTGTCTTGAGTTCTTATCGTACTCTAGGAACATGCTTCTGAGAGTAAACAGAGACCTAAACCAAGAAGACCTAGCGCCGGAGACAGAGGTGCTCCCAGAAAATCACTAAACATCAAATAGTTTCAATTCTAGGCATCCAGATCTTTCAGACTATACAACGCATAGGTTTGGATCTGGACTGTCCTGTTTTAATCCCGAATGAGCATATGGACCAGTTAATAGTGTGCGCGCTGTCGCTGATAGATTGCGCGTTGATAATACTGCTACACAGATCTAAGAAGAAAATATCAAATGCAGATCCGGTGGCGTCTCCTATCTTGGTAGTAGAAAGCATATTCGTGATCTTTGCTCTTTGTCTTGGAGTTAAGTTGACGATGTTCTTACTTTAGAGATAGATTTCTTTCCTATTAGACCTTGTGTTACTTTTATATCTATGAAGCAGATCACATTCGGTTACAACGAAGGAGTTGTGTATGCCATCCATAAATTTTTTGACTCAAAAAATCTTATAGGATCGTACATGAATGCGGCCGCAATGCCATATTTTGAGTGGACAGGAGTCTTTAGCAGATCGATATTATCAACAACATTTCCTATAAAAGAGCAAGTACAAACAGCATGGCCGATATAATAAAGTTCAGAAAAGAAGACATCAAAGATCAGCATGCGCTGGCCCAGATGGTACAAGAAGAGACCAAGAGGATATACGAATCTCCTAGGGCAAGAAAAGGCAGAGCTTGGTCTGTGATAGAGAAGATGGTCTGGCAAGGAAAGCCGGCAGAGATGTGGCTCATAGAGAATTTGGGATACACTCCAGCTCCTCCTACTGTAAACTCAAAAGGTGAGCATACATACTACCATGACTTGATAGATCCCAACGGGGTAGACATCACCGAGGTCAAAGCCTGGACAGAAGATCACATCAACAGAGGAATAGAGACTACGGTCAGAAAGATACTTTCTGGAACTTGGAACATGAGTACTCAGGTGGTGGTGTTCGCATTTGAACCGCAAGACCACACATACACATACATAGATAAGATACAGATCAGATGAAATCAGTAATAGCGATAAGTCAAAGCGTCTTTTCTTGGAGAAGATTAGTAGAGGATCAACTTTATGGAGGCGTAAAAATCCAAAAGACCAAACTCAAAACCTTTGTAGAATCTTTTAATACTTTTAACAACGAGCTCCAACTAAGGGCCATAAACCTAACAATACAACCAATCTCAAGATGAGACAGCTGCATCGTATAGAATTCTTAGGCAAAATACAACCTTGGGTACTATTCAGAGGGTTAGATAACGTAGTATTCAATGATCTGATATTCGATAACCTCATAGATCCAAAGTATCCACAGATGCGTCAACTTAGAATTTATTATTTTTAGTATAACATGAAAGACACAGAGATCATATTCGCTAAGATAGTCGATTCTTGCGATCTGTCAGAAAGACATCCAAAGGAGTTTCCATCTATACGTGAATTAAATCGTCACATTTATAACATATACTCTTCGTTTGGCGATCAATTAAGAGGAGTCGGTAGACCATTAGAAGATCAACTCCACATTCAATGAAAAATATAACAGGTTACATAGAGAGGAGTGACGCTCTAAGGTCAGAACAGATAGATACACTAAGGATAAAACTGGAACCGAGCTCAATAGACATGGAACTAACGAGAGCTCACATGTACAGGATCATCTCAGCATTAAAAGATAGGATAGAATAATGAAACAGATATCATACCAGATGATAATCAGAAATCCTGGAAAGATAGGATCACAACTGGACACTCCACATAGCGTAAAGTCCAAGTACTACTCCATGCCAAAAGGATATATGATATAGACTATGGATCACTAAGAACCGATTGGACAACAAAGCTAATCCTATGGACACTCCCGCTAAAAGCATCCCAACTATTGACTGAACTAGAAGAACGACTGAGGACGACACGATGAAACAGAATATTATAGAGATGACATCGATCCAAGACACAGTGATCAAAAGACTACCAAAGGATATCATGAACACAATTGATAATTTCCTAGAACTACAACAGGTACTATCACTCATACCTATAATACGACTAGAAGAATAGAACCACATCATAAATAAAAAACCAGAATAATAATCAACTATATGAAGAAGACACAGATAATGATACTAGGACTGATAACAATGACTATATCAAGTACCATGTCATGCGACTATCCACACTCAGGGAGAACAGTAGTAAAGATAGAGAACACCAAGAACGACTACGAATGCCTATACTACACGGAAGTATAGGAGGAGTATACGGACGGTGTGATCTGTACAGGGTAGGAGACACGCTGAGGCTGACACGATAGGATGAGAGAGAGATCGAGCTCTGCGACTATGAAGATATTTCTAAGTGTGGTACCAACAAGAGAAAGTGGTACTTATAATAAAAAAGGTATTTCAAAGCAGTAAAAGGTATTAAAAGCTACCAAAAGTAGGAAGAGATACCCAGTAAATAAAAAAGGTATAATACGGAGCATTCTCTTGCGAAGAAAAATCCATCTCCGTAGTACACCATATATATTTTATGCTAATGCATACCACCATGGACTTATATTTCCTTAGATCAAAAAAGTATTTCTGACAACAAAAAACGATCTGCAATGTCAAGCAACAAAAAAGAATGGCTTCATATGCAAGCAGACTTGTAGTACATTTGTCCATATGAATATCTTGCACAGCATAACGTGGATGGGAGTTATGAACTCAAGCATAGGAGCACAGCTTGACCACCCAGACATCGCTAGAATAGTATACTGGATCTCTTTGGGCGCAGAGAGCTTGACAGCAGTAGATACAGCCATAGATAGGCAGAAGCTTTGGACTTGAAACGAAAAAAGTACTTAGATCAAAAAAGGTATTTATATTTACATCAAAATGAAAAATGGACGACAACAAGCCTCTGAGTTACGTCGAAAACAGGATCTCTAAGACCTATCCCACAGAGGTGGGATCTCCCAACTTCAAGCCAGAAGACTTAACGGTGTTCAACCAAGAGAACACGAGTATGGTCAGATCTCACTACGCTTCCAAGTTCGACCACCTGTCCAGAGAGTGGCAGCAGCTTTTAGACGAGGTGAGAGACAACGAGCTTGTGTACTCTTCCAAGTATAACTTTCAACCAAAGGCAGGATCAGTGTATCACCTGTACGGATCTGAGAGCGGGAATTTTTTGAGCTTGATCTCCCCACAGGAGTGGGGTAACAGATACAGCTACCTGGGAAGCTTCAAATTCAATTTTGACGGAAGATGGATAAACTGCACCCAAAAATAAAAAAGGTATCCAGAAAACAAAAAAGGTATGTAAATTGAAAAAGATATTTTTGTGGCTCTTTCCTTTATCAGGATCTCATAAAGAACAATTAATGTTAAAGGTATCTCCAAATGCAAGATCACTCTTCGATAGAGAGATGAAAGATATAGAGAACTTGATCGATAATGTCATGATCGTTTTGGAAGCCAAGATAAATTAAGAAAACAAATATCTGACAAAAAGTTTCCTAGATTCAAAAAGATTTTGTACTTTTACTCTATGGAAAACACAACAAAAAAACTGGTAGACCGGCTGAAGTCAGGAAAGGTGCGCTTCCAGTTCACTAAAAAGGACGGGACTGTTCGCGTGGCTGTAGGCACGACCAACCCAGACATGCTACCCGCGCAAGGAAAAAGAGACTACTACGGGATCCCGAAAAAAGGAGTCGTGACGTTCTACGATCTAGAGGCAGATGGGTGGAGGTGTGCCCAGGAGACTGCAGACATAGAGATCTTGGACTGATGTGAAAAAGAATACATATGAGAATCCTTGTATGAGGATCTCTTTAATACGATAGAGAAAAAGTGTCGCGTAGGACGGAGTATACCCATCTTCGGCAAGTAACTCCGAACCTTTCAGTGGCCGCTGGCGTGCGATGCTTGATCTGACGTAAAAGTAGGAAAAATACCCGACACTTGAAACTTATTTGTCGGGTATTTGTTTTCTTAATATTCCATTGTGATCCTGATGGCTTCGATGGTCTGGAAATAATAATCTGGATGTATCATCGACCTCCTGCCGTCGGCCTCCATCACCTTACGTATGTCCTGTTCGTTCTCGAGTATGTTCTCTGTCATCGCGAGTATCCTCTCTCGAAGTATTCCCAACTGGATAGGATCTAAGGAATTGATCATCTTCGTAAGCGCCTGTTTGTTTGTCAGTGTCTTTGTTGCCATGTTGTTTGTTTTTTAGTGTGATGTAAAAGTACGACAAAGTTTTGATACTTGGAACTTATTTTTCATATATTTGTTTTGCTGATGCGTGATGATGAAATAAATGTGATAAAAAGTTACCTGCTTTCAGATTTTTGTCGTACATTTGCTCTACACTAAACAACTAAAAGATATGACAAAAACGATCGAGATGGATTGCATTCCATTCACAGGCAACGAAAAAGAAGATCAAAAGTTCTGGGGTCTTTTGGAGAAGAGAAACATATTACTGAACGTTTTAAATTGGTGTGGACCAGGTGGGGGAAATCCGGTGGTACAGTTTACAGGCACAGATGAAGATCTCCGTTATATGTTGGCCGAGATATTCTATGCCGATGAGGACGATATGGCGATGTATATGGGAGAAGAATAAATTATGAAAACAAATACCTGATGCTTTTGTTTTAAGTGTCAGGTATTTTTCCTACTTTTACATCACACTAAACAACTAACGGTTATGACAACAACA